CGCTTGAGCTTCGAGGCACCTGGGTTAGCGGCATTGAAGCCTGGACCGAATACTTCGTCACCCTTGGTGATGTCTGCAACGCCACCAGTGTCGACACTTTGCGAGAACACAAAGCGCAGGGAGTAAGCCAGGCCGACCGGACCGGACATAGGTTGGGTACCAACCAGTTCGGTAGCGATGGTGCCCGGGATGATACGACGGATCATCGGGATCATGATCTTTTGGAATTGCGCGATTGAAGACTGGGAGTTCACATCACCAGCTGCAGTTTCCTGCAGATACTTCTTTTGCATTTCCAGAACCGGTGCAAGAATCTCTTGCTTACGCTTCGGAAGACCTTCCAAGAGCGCGGATTTCGTCTCTTTCCAATTTTCGAACAGTTGCATATTCGTTCTCCTAAAAGTTATCTGATTACGCCAGCAAGACGTAGGGTTTTCTGCAATTCGGACTCGGCCTCTTCGCTGATTGGCTTCTTGACTTCTTCAACAAGTTCTTCACCGGTAACGACCTTGGTCGCGACCTTCTCTTCAACAGCAGCTTCAGTCAAGGCCTTTTCGGTCTTTTCTTCAGTGCTCTCTTTGAGAACTCGGGCAATGTACATGTTGTAGGATTCTTGAAGTTTGTGAGTATCAACTGCCGAAAGAATAATCGACATTTGCTCACGCTTAATACCGCTAAGAGGTGCGAGAACCTCGTCCAACTTCTTGGAACGGTCAACTCTCTTCTTCTCTTCTTCGGCTTCGGTCAAACGCTCTTCAGCATCGCTGAGCTGATCCTGAAGTTGCGCAATCTGTGATTGGAGCGAGTCTTCATTGACGAAGGTTGAATTGAACTCGACCTTGAACGCTTCATACATGCGGCGGCCAAATTCATTTTCCTTGACAACTTCGATATCGTCCTTCAGTTCAGACATTTCTTCGTTGAGACGGTACTCGAGGAACGCGTCGATCTTGTCGACGAGACCATCAAGTTCTTCACCGAGAGTCACAGCGAGACGCTGCTTCTCTTCAGCCAGTTGACCGGCCGACTCAGCTTCAAGATCTCTGAAGCGCTCGATATCTTCATGCAATTCAGCAACTTCGCTGGCCAGCAACTTCTCAACAGTGGAATCAACTTTCTCAAACAGGGCGTTCTTCTCGTTCGTCCACTGCTCAGCAAGTTCTGCGCGAATCTCCAGGGCTTTTTCTTCCTTGAAAACTTCAACCGCGGCTTTCCACTGCTCAGAGATAGCTGCCTTCGACTCTTCGTTGAGGAACTCGGATTCAAGCAGTTTGTTAAGAATTTCTTCCATAAATCTCTCCTTTGCAAGTGTTCTTTATAGAACAAGTTTTGCTAATACATATTTATACGACGTGACACAAAAACAACGATTTTTAGTTCGCCTTCTTCACCTGATTGGTGAACTCGAAATCGCAAAATCAAAGATTCGGTTCTATTTATGCAGATCGAATCTTCATTGACCTTTTAGGTCTTGCTCTTTCTCGGCGATCGTTACTGTGTAACCATCGAAAGAAATAAACCCAGCTTCAAGAGCACGAATCTCTCCGTTCTTGTCAAGCTTCATTGCTTTCGCAACAAGCTTAGCTGCATCAGCGTGAAGCATGAGCACAGCACCCTTCTTCGAACTTTCTTTCTTGAGGAAGGTTGCCGGTTCAGCGGCTTCGGCAAGGATGTCTAGGATTTTCATTAACGGCCTCGCATGACCATCTTGATGAAACTCTGAATTTCTTTTTGCAAGTACTTCTGAGCCGTGTCATCATGCACGACAGCTTCAGCCAGTGTCAGGATCTTCGTGTTCTCAACAGACTCACGAACCATGTCTGGGTAAGCCGATGGAGCTGAAGGATCAGAAACGATGTCGACAGTCACGAACTGGAAGTCAGACACGACACCTTCATTCACTGCACCGGTACCGCGAGATGAAACACCTAGACGGACACCACCTTCGAGGAGGGCCTTGGCGATGTTGCCGGTAGGAGTATTGAGGAGCTTTGCCTTACCGATGGCGTTCAGGCCATCCATACGCATTTCGGTGATCACGTGAGAAACACGTTCGAGGTTGATCTGAAGATCGCTCGGGTGGTTTAACTCGCCGCAGATCGGAGTACCAAGCTTGATCTTCTCATTGACTGCAGCGACAGCAGCTGCGATTTCAGAAAGAGGATACACACGGCTGTTTCGATTCTTGATGTCAGCTTGCATGAAGATGCCACTGAGGTAAAAATTCTTACCATCAGTGGTAGATTCTTCAATGATGTTGGCCTGATTAGGAGTCAGGCTTTCGATGAGGACTAGTTTGGACATTTCATTCCTTTGTAGCGTCTAGGTCTTCCGTTCCTTCAACCTGATGTTCAGTTTGAGATTCGGTCTGGGACTGAGTATCAGATTGACCGGCGAGCAAAGAGCGCATCTTGTCTTTCACGTAACCGTGAAAGGCGTTTTGTGCAGCGTCGTCATCGCCATTGACAATGTGATTCAGCATATCGTTAAGATTGGTGTCCATGTGTTCACTCCCTATGTCTTATTTATGATTGTTAAAGTTTTGGTGGTGCATTTTTGTCAGGTTCTTCTTCCTGACCAATGCTTGGAGGCGTGTGGTCCTCCGGTGATTCTGGTTCCGGTGGTGCTTCAGGAACATCCGGAGTCTCGACAGCTTCATCAGGAACATCGCTGGTATCGACCGGGAGTTCCTCACCTGGTTCTGCCTCGGTTTCATCGCCGCCATCACCTTCAGGGGTGGCTGGGACCACATCAGCTTCGAAATTAGCAGGAGGCTTAATGTCTGGGCGATTTTCTTTCCACTTCGGATCGTAGATCATGCGGATGTCGGTGAGGTCATCATCGTAGCCACCCTCTGGGATATTGCGTTCTTGACGGAGCAATGCTTCGTTAATCTGAATATCTTCTTCTGTCCAGTTGAAATAACGCTTGAGAGCGAATCTCTTGGAGATGTAATCAACCTGCTCAACCGAGTTGTAGGTGTTGATGAGCTCAGAATCCACTGCAGCCTGTTTGAACAGGTCATAGTTCGAAGGTTGGGGAAGCTTGATGAAGAACAAATCCGGGTCGATATTGATCTTGGCAGCTCTCAAAAAGTGCTTGAACTGAGTGTCAAAGATTCGTTCGATTTTGTTTTGCAGACGCACAACGAAGTTTGCGAAGCGCAATTCTTCGATGTAAGCAATACCAACCTTACCGTCGTTAGTCTGTGCGCCACCCTTGTCAGCGCCGCGCATGTACGAGTTTGGAATGCGAAGGCCTCTGAAGACCTTTTCTTGGAAGTAGGCGAGGTCAGAAATCTCACCAAGGTTCTCACCACCTGGTAGGGTTTCAACACGTGAACCACGACCGTTGGACGAGACCGAGAAGATGTAGTCTTCAAGCATCGAAGTTGGGTTGTACACGCCATCAACGTTCTCTTGACCACCGCCAGCATTCGGGATTCTCTTCTGGCGGATATCATTCTTGACCGACTCCAGGTATTGCTTAACCTTGTGCGGCGGCATATTGCCGGTGTCAACGAAGAACACACGCTTCTCAGGTGCACGAACAATACGGTAGATGATCACAGCATCTTCAAGCATACACAGTTGCTTGAATGACTTGACGATTGGATTCAGAATACCTGTACCAAACGGACCATCGTTGGTCATAGCATTTGACAGCGTGAAGTGGACCATACCCTGAGTCGGGACGATCTCGATATCGCTGTTGCCCATCGCATCCTTTTTACCGTTCTTTGAACGGAGATGGTAGGCTTGGATGTTTTCGTGTTCATCAAGTTCGACACCAACAACATCAGTCGCCGGGATGTGAATCCAGGTTCTAAAGTCAGAAGTCTTTCTGAAGAAGCAATCGCCGTACTTGATGGTATTGCGAGAGATATTGAAAACACGATTGTCAAGGTCTTGCATGTCGGACCAATGGCGCAAAGCAGCCTTGAGCGTGGTCACGATTGTTTCATCAACCTCTTTGTTGTCTTCATTCTTGTACATGATTTTGAAGGAGAGGTCAGTCTTTGAATCTTTGACAGACATTTCTTCTGCAACGGTATCAAGAGCTCGAGCCATGTCGACATCGCTGTCCATGCTATCGAACTGTTGATACTTGTTCATGCGAGAGGCCGAGGTCTTGAAGATCTGCGAGTACCAAGACCAGTTACTGAATGAGGAGCTCGCTTCATCGGAGGCCACGGAAGCATAGTTCGCTTTCGTTGGCGTCGGCTTGATAATTCTCCAGTAATCTGTCCAAATAGCCATTCTGAATTCCTTAAATGATCGTTCTATTTATCAGCCTAAAAAGCTCACCAATCCGAGTTTGAGTTCGAACTCAGATTGCCGGTCTTGATAGTCTCTTGACTCTTAAGATCATTTTTGATTCCAGCTGCACGTTTGGTCGGAAGCTTCCCGGCAGAACCAGGTGCACCACCATCAGATTTCAGACTGCCAAAGGCATCTTTGATCGGTGCCGTGTTGTCTGCAATCTGAGAGAGCAGATCCACGACACGTTTGGAATCAGTGCCAGCACTGCTGGTTGAACTAGAAGGCCCGGTGGTTGAGGTCTTTGCTGAGTAGGTATAGCCTGAAGGATTCGTCGGAGAAAGTGCAGTGGCAGTAGCCGGAGTCACACCCATCGCGGTCGTTGCAGCCTTCGGCGAGGAAGGCATGACCGTATTTCCAGTAGGGGCTGGGACCGGAGCACCACCATTAGCTTCTGCAAGGTAAGCTGCATATTTCTGATCTCGGTCAGCCTTACCGTTGGTGCCGCCATTGATGCCTTTGGTGACCATGTCGAAGTTGCCAGCCTTGGCCTGTTCGGACAAAGTCTTGCCACCAATCTTTCGATCGTTCCAATAGGCAGTAGCAATCTGGGAAGCAATTGCCGGGTCAGCCGCCATATCAGGATTGCTGACAAGGTCAATCCCAAGCATGTCACCATACTTCTTGTAGTTTGCTTTGCCTGTTAGTTGGATGAAGCCACGACCCTTGTATTTGACACCATCACCTTCGGCGGTATTGCCAAGGTCTTTTCTTCCTTCGTAGGCTTTGCCGCTGGCCAATTCGTTCATGTACTTGAAGCCACCGGACTCATGATCCATCTGCGCCATGAATGCAGCACGTTCCTTAGGATCGGTCATGCCAGCCTTAGCCATTTGTGCCTCAAGTGCCGCTTTGTTACCTGCGGCTTTGCCAACAGGTTTACCAACGGCTTTAGGAGCACCAGAACTTGCTGGAGCACTACTTGGGCTAGACACGCTGCTTGAGCTGGACGATGTGCCTCTGCTAAATTGTGGAGAGGCTGGAGGGACTACAGCACCAACGACAGCCTGTCCGGTATTACCAGCAGCGGTTACACCCTTCTGAATGTACGATTGGTTGTCTGGGCCACCTGGAGCAGCCGAGGCTGCAACTCTTGCATCACGTTCTTTTTTGGCTTGGGCTCTAGCAACTGGGTCGCCAAAGGTAGTTTCTTGTGATGAGAAGTCCTTCATTGACTTGAACATGTCTGTATCACCGATTGCAGACTTCAGAATCGATGAGCTCTCAACCATGTCAACAACCAACTTGCCAACACCCTTCATGATCGCCTTGATGATGAACGAGCCGGCATCGATGAAGAATCCACCGATGTCCATCAACCATGAACCAGCCTTTTCCCAGTTCTTCGGATCAAACAGTCCTTGAACGAGGTCAAACATCGACGTCATGAGCCAGCCAATACCGATCTTCACATTCTCCCAGATCTTCGGCATGCCTTCGTTGAAGAACGATTCAAGAGCATCTGGAAGGTCGATGCTGAACCAATCGATACCTGACTGAATGGTCTTCGAGAACAGATCTTTGACACCAGTGAACAAACTGTCAAGGACTTGAGCGGTGTCCGCTGTAGGGAGCAAACCAAAGGACAGAGCGTGAAGTGCACCACCAAGACCTGCTGAAATTTTCTGAGAGGTTGAAAGACCTTCCGCGCCGACCTTACCAGCGAAGATCGTAGAGGCTTGTTGGATGCCTTCAAAAGCACCGCTGATCGCCTCCATACCAGCCATAGCCCAACCAACAAATGGGATGGCTTTCAAACCGATCTTACCAATGCCTTTAGCAGCACCACCAATCATCGAACCTGCACCACTCGCCATCTTTCCAACAAAGCCGCCAGCTTTAGATGCTGCGCCGCCTACGGCGGAAGCCCCAGAGGATACAGCACCACCAACCTTGCCAAGCACGCCGGCCGCCTTGTCCGCCCCAGGTATCTTCATCAACGTGTTACCAACGGCTGAGGCACCTGAAGAGAGGGCACCACCGGCAGATCTAGCGGCTCCAGCGAACATACCCTGCTTCGGTGGGCCCATGAAAGCGCCAGGGCCTGCAGCCATGGCACCCTTTGCAGCCCCAATACCTTTACCGAATCCTCCAAAGGTTGAGGACGCCGCCATTTTCACAACTGCGCCGGCAATAGTTATCAGAGTGGCAGCCATACCGAATAGCACTTTCCCAAGCCCTGTCGACCAAGAATTCTTTAAGAAATCTATAAATGAGACTACTTCTGTCTCTTTATTTGTCAGTTTCCCTTGCGCTACCAGGGCGGCTTGTTTTTCTGGGGTGATCTTTCTATCTTCAGCATCAGCTCTAGAAAGATCATGTCCTCTAGACGTTTCGCCGGTGCCGAAGGCGTTAGAAGTAATTAGTGATTCTTTAAGTATTCTATTAACTTCCAAGGCGGCATTCCCTTTACCACCGTTCGCAGCCTCATTTGTTCGCTGAGTGGCAGATTCTTTATCAGCGAGCTCTTTAAGAAGTGCATCTTTTTCAGCACGTTGGTCAGCACTCAATGGCGTAATAATTTTGGAAAGTTCTGACAGACGATTGGCTTTACTGCTATCCATCCCTTGCATTTTTGCGTAGATGCCAAGCTTGGCGGCTCCACCCATGCGGTCGCTTAGAGACATACCAGCTTTTTGTGCTTGAAAATCCAAGGCCTTTTGTGTCTGTTCGTTAGTCAGGCCAGCAAGCGTCAATGATTTTTTCTGCTCAAGCAAAGAAGTAATTCTGGCTTGACGCTCTTGCTTAGAAAGCCCCATCAGGCTGTTACCAATATTCTCAGTCTGGATCATCTGTTTAAATTGATCTGACTGTTGCTTAATAGTTTCGCCAGTAATTCTGGAAAGTATCTCAAACGATTCAGTCTGCTCGTTAATACTTTTATTCAGCGCAGATCGATTGTTTACATCTACACCAAACAATCTAGCATTGTCGGCCATTGATGCTGCGGTCTTTGCCGCTTCTTCCATGGAGCCGGTCAACCCAACAAGTGACTTCTGGTTGTCCTGGAGCACTTGATCGAAACCATCGATACCCATTTGAGCGTAGGTGGTATAGTTCGACTTGATAATGTCGGTCAGCGATTCGATCGAGACACCGAGTTTGAACGAGTCACCAGCAATCTTCGCGAAGTTGCGAGCCAGGCCAGCCGAAGCGACCTTGACGAAATCGCCGTAGAGCTGTTTGACACCAGCAAGGATCATCGAGAGACCTGCACCGATGCCCATGTACTTAGCTACGGAGCTCTTGGCTTCGTCAACGATCTGCTTCATGCCTTGACGGAATGGACCAAAGACTTTCTCAGTTTCAACGAAGCTAGAGGTCACGCCATGAACCGACTTGACTAGCTTCTCACGTTCACCAATTTCTTCCTTGACAGCATGTTTGATTCCGTCGTTGGCATCATTCAGGCCGGCGATGAACAGAGACAATTCTTTCTCAGCTTCTTCGCTGAGTTGAGCTGAGCCCTTGACCGTTTCCATGTGTTGACGATAGGCCTTGACGATATCCTGATTCGAGACCAGTTGAGCATCGGTTGCCGCACCAAGGTCCTTGAGTTTCTTGCGATGTTCATTGACCAGTGAGGTCAACTTGTCTTGAGAGTCAGAGAGATCCTTAGCAACCTTCGTGGTCAGCTTATTCTGTTTCTGCAGACCTTTCAGTGCATCGATATTGTCTTCGATGGACTCGACGTTGTCGTACGTGACGTCGACGTTCTTCTTCATCACATCGTTGAGTTCAACTAGTGTGTCAGTGTTCTTCTCAAGAACGTCTGACATCTGACTCATGTTCTTGATGTTCTTGGCTACTGAGCCACCGATTGAATCGAATTGGGCAGTAACGCTTTTGAGTTTCTTGAGAAGGGCATCTTGTGCACTGTTGGACAGGCGATCGCTGTCAATCGCATCTTTGAGGAATCTCGATTGCTTCTTGTATAGCGCGTTGATCTCGTCCAAACCGCCAGCGGTGTCTCTCGAGATCTTTCCAATGTCCTGGAACTGTTTGTTGAAGTCCTTGAAAGCTTTGCCAAGGTCAGTATTGATCTTGGTGCTCGTACGGACCATGTCCTCCAGAGCTTGCTCATAGGACTTGATGGTCTTGTTCAGGCCCTTTGTGGCATCGTCGGCAGACTTACCACCGGTGGATCCACGTCCGCCACCCATACTACGAGTCAGCTCCTCAATGTTCTTGTTGAGCTTGTCCAATACTGATTTTAGTTCTTTATCTGACATTTAAGGATCCCTAGGCACTCGATGGGCATAAATACTTTTCAGAAATTATTTATCAATGGTGGACAAAGTGCTTAACCATACCCTGGCGATATCGTGGGATCAGGACAAGTTTGTAAACGATTACCTCCTACAGCACACCAAGGTGTTGATCCCGTTCATCAATCACGAATCAATGACGATCTTTGGTGTCGATCTGAATGTCCTGCCGATCGAACCAGTCAATCTCAGATCGGCTTTCATCAAATGGTTGATCAAGGTCAATGAGCCAAGATTGAGATCTGGTCAGGATCTGATGATCACCTATGAGATCGTCAAGCGTTGTCCACTGTGGAAGATCACGCCGATGCCGTTCAGAGCGTTAAGCCTGAACCGTCGAGCATTAAATAAACCTGTCGGAACAATCGGCAGTATTGCCTCTAAGAGCGGTTACGGTATCTCTAAATGATGTCATTCAAAATGTTCCTCAATGAAGGAATCATCCCAGTCAACTCGAAGCAGATCAAAGAAGACTTGCTCGCCGTCATCGAGAAAATGGCAGACAAGTTCAAAGCCGGAGGCGATCGTGTTGAAAGCTTGTTCAGAGTGTCAGCTTGCAAAGCTCTTCAAAAATATCGAGTAGCTCTCGAACAGTCATCAAACTTCGATGATGAAGACTTCATCAAGAGTTCAATGGTCAGCCATAAGTTAGGACTAGATGGTGCCACAGTTACTGTTGGTGACGAATTCATCACAGTCTTCTATCTCAGCTCGGTGGTTGAGGTTCTAGCTGATGAGAAAAACTGGCCAAAGTTCGTAGGCCTGTTTGAATCACTCGTGGCCCATGAGTTGGTCCATCGTGAACAGCTCACTCGCCAAAAGAGTGCCAGTGGGAAGACTCACATGAGACGCAATGGGGATCTATCTGACGATGACGAGTTCAAGAAGTATCTCGCTCATCACACCGAGATCATGGCATGGGCCCAACAGGCTGCGCTCGAACTTCTGAATCTTGCGAGATGGACACCAGAGGATGCTATTCGAGTTGTGGTCAAAGGTCCAGAGTATGCGGCCAGAGCATCGGATTCGTTTGCCACGTATCATTCAATTTTCGACAAGACAGACAAGGCATACAAAGAGTTTGTGAAGTCGGTCATCGAGTATATCGAGCAAGCTCAGAAGCCTTAAAAGTTGGTCGGTTTTCAGGTTGATTGCGATCTATAAATATCTCCATAGCATACCATAGTGGAGTCATAATGAACGCATCTCAAGTCAACCCGCTTCTCGCAAAAATCAAGCTTCCAGGCCGAATCTTCAAGCTACCTTCCGGTGGCCACCTGTACAAGAACGGAGAGTTGGCTCCAGAGTGCACCAACGGTGAAGTTCACGTTCGCCCAATGTCAGCTCTCTCCGAAATCAAGATGAAGAGTCCGGACATGCTGTTCTCAGGAAAGGCGATCGAAGAAACAATCATCGAGTGCATTCCGGAAATCAAGAAGCCGTTCGAGCTGTTCGGTCGAGACATCGATGCCATCCTTTGCTTCCTTCGTGTCGTGACCTATGGCCCGAAGTTCGTGATCGAATCGACCCATAACTGCAAAGAAGCAAAGAGCCATACTTATGAACTGGACGTTGACAAGATCATCTCCAACATCGAGTGGCTTGACCCGACGATCGTTGATTCGATGTACACCACCATGATGGAGAATGGCCAATCGGTTCGTCTTGAGCCGATGCGATTCAAGCACATCATCGAAGCAGTTCAACGTGGCCAGAAGGACGTTGAGAAATCAGAGGACATCCAGAAGTTGCTCATCAGTAACATTCTGAACATGGTCAGCTCTGTTGATGGGATCGAAGACAAGAAGATGATCAGTGAGTGGCTCAAGCAAGTCCCGACCAGTTTCATCTCTCGAATCACGGAAGCGATGACATTGGCGAATAGATGGGGTCCAGTTCTGGAATCCGAGGTCCGATGTCTGGACTGCATGGACCCATTCGTGATCGAAGTACCAATCAACCCATTGACTTTTTTTTCAGAATAATCCATAGCGGAGATGCAGTTGAAATCGGTAAATTGATGCATCTCCTGAGAACCGGAACAGAAGGCCTGGTGAAGTCATCGCTTGAACTGGTGTACTACTTCAGAGGTGCATTGCAATACCAAGATGCCCTATTGATGTCACCAGCCGAGAGAGACCTCGCTCTTGAGTTCGTAAATGAACGACTTGAACAGGCAAGAAAGATGCCGTATCCGGTTTTCTAAGTGATTCGATTCCGAGTTCTGATCATCTTCTAGGAATCAAAATCTACAGGGCAATACGAAAATGGACGGGTTTCTCTCGTCCATTTTCGTTTGCACTGACGGCGTAGCCGTCATCGATCATAATGGTTCTGCTTTGAGCTGTTATCGATCAAGCAGCTACTTAGTAGTCACATTTGAGTCTATTAACTAATACATTGGTCACTAAGTGGCTTTATGGTCAATGTATTGATCTTCTATCGGATTTGTACCAGTTCTCGATTATTGCTGTCGCTGGCTCATGAGTTCGTGCCTCACTCATGATCCTATCAGATCTTGTAGCTTCGCTGATAGGTAACATTTTTAAACTCTCAACACCGTGGGTGCCCTGCGCCATCAGCGGCGCAGACGAAGCCCTGTGGGACCGTTCTTCACACATTGTAGGAATACCTACACCGGCCCAGGTTACGCTTTACCCGGTGGACTGTTAGTCTCATGTGTGTTCCGCATACGTAGACGCTTACCCGGCGATCAGCAAAGAACGATGCCAATCGTCGCTTCATCATGGATGAATCTGGGGATTTGTTCGGAAACATTTTCGTTGATGACCAACATTAAAATATCAGCAACGATCTATGAATGCCGCCAAGGGGCGGCCCGAGAACATGCGGTTCTACTGGACATTTGAGAACTCTTTTCGGCAGCGTTTATCTGGCTTCCAACGCGCACATATTCTTGTACGAAGATGATCCTTGACCATCATCTTTCGTCTCAGGGCTTATCACCGCACATCATAGACTGGCGGCACGCCTGAGGATCTCTTTGCTCTACGAGCAGAAAAAATTAACATCAAGGTGTCCTAGTTTTCTTGAAAACTAGAAATCAAACCGACTAAACGGTTTAGATGGCTGCCTTGAACAAGTCCTTCACTGTAATGGAGGATTCTGTTCCCTTAGCAAGGTTGACATCTGCTTCAATAATTCTCAAGTTCGCCTCATGAGCGATAATGTTGATCGACACCCCTTGAACGAATCCATCGATGATAGACATCTTATGATCCAAGTGTTGATTTAGACTTCTTTTAGCAATACCTTTGACTTTTTTCGCATTCAATTCTGTGACACGTCGAGCTTCTTTGCTATACTCTTCGAATGTCATTTCAGATCCGTCGATTGATTTTTTGGTCTGGCGGAACGACTTCCTACATTGGTCTGTGCAGTATATCACGTAGCCCTCAGTAAGACCAACGAAAGGTAACTTATTTTTGCAGTACGGGCAGGTTCTATTCCCACTCACATTGTAAGCGAACTTGAATAAATCTTCAGCTTTGATGTGATTGTATCTAATTGGCACATAGAGACCAACAGGGACACCAAGGGCGACACAAGACTCTTCAACTAGAGTGATATGGCCATGTTTACGAATTAGTTGTCTGACGCGTTTCTGGACTTCTGTTTTAGTCAGAGTGGTATCTTCGTTAGTGATCTTGTCATTACAAACTTCGTCGTAAACTCTGAGAGCTTCCGACATTTGACTTTTCATGGTCTTTCGCCAAGCCTTCGGGAAGTCAGATTTGATATGTCGAACGAAGGCCCTGAGGAATGAAATATTACCTCTTGGGTCTGCTACGATTTGATCAGCGTATGACCAATAATTGTTGGCGGTTGGAAGACGAAGTTTAGCCACTATAAATACTCTCGCATGGGGATGCACGATTGCTTCGCAATCGTATTGATGGGGAAGAGCCGGCAAGCTCTTCCCCATTTTTGTTTATACCTTGACGTGCTTTCTGAAGTTATTCTTCAGCGAGCGGTAGATGCCGCGCACGGTGACCGGGTTGTTGACCATGGTACCAGCCGAAGCGAAGAACGGCTTGTTGTCACGATTCAGCATGATCTTGCGATTCTTCTCGATCTCGACGTAAGGATTCACCTCAGAATACGCCGCCTTGGACTGAGCGAAGATGAGACGAGCGGACTTGCGAAGTTGCTTGCAGATTTTTGCGTTCATTAG